AATGATTATGAGTATTGTTTACCTCATTTATTAGATAAACATGCCGATTATAGACAATTTTTCTTAGATTCTAGAGAAAGAGACCGTTTCATTATAATGGATAACGGTTTGTTTGAGGGTGTAACACACACCATTGAAGATTTAAGAGAAAAAATCAAGTTAATTGAACCTGATATCTTTATTGTTCCTGATGAGTGGAATAATAAAACAATAACAGCTAAAAATGCTAAACATTGGATGCAATACGAGCTACCTGAACGCACCAATTTAATGGTAGTAATGCAAGGTACTACAATAAGTGAAATTCATCAACTATATCATCACTGTGTTGATCTGGGTTATACTCACTTTGCATTTAATCATTCCTCAGTTGTATATCATGAATTGTGCCCTACCGAAAATTTAATAGCTAATCAAGCTGTTGGTAGAGTATTACTTCTAGAGAATATGAAGCATGAAAATTTAATTAAACCACATCACTATATCCATTTATTAGGATGCTCAGTACCTCAAGAATTTACTCACTATAGAGACAATTGGACACCTGGTATAATCAATTCAGTAGATACTTCAAATCCTATTATATGTGGTGCTTTAGGTATTAGGTATAACGAAATTGGTTTATTAGAAAAACCAACAAATAAAATTGAAGAATTTATGGAATCTGATTTAGAAGATAAATTAGAAGATATTAAATATAATGTTCAACGTTTTAGAAATTTATGTAATAAATAGTTGGATTTGTAAAATAAAATTCGTATATTTATAAAGTAAAACAAATGTAAACAGTTATGAGCAAAACTTCATCAAAAAACAAGTACGAGCAACTAATGGCTTGGTTACCGACTTTAGGACAATCTAAAAAGTCCGTAGTAGAAAAATCAACTACTAAATTTTCTAAAGGAGATTATTACAAACAACAAGGAGTAAGGTAATCATGATTGATATTATAAAACATAGTTTAGGATTATGTGGTGAAGGTCATATTAGTCTTTTAAATTGTTCTCCATTTATAGTTGGGGGAGTTGGATATTTTACGTATATTAAATCAAAATTAAAATTAAAGTTATGGAAAAAGAATTAAAACCTTACATGATGTCTCTTTATGAGTATTTAGGTTATGCCGCTGGTACTGAAACTGGAAAAGAAGTATATGATACGGCAAATAAATTACGCGAAACTATTAGAACTCAAAATGTTTCTAACCCTAAATATACTGGAAAGGTAATGTTATATCGTAGAGAATTTCTAGATGAATATTTTGGAAATAAAGTATACGACGGAGAGAAAAAATAATAACGTTTGCCTATACGTTTGAAATACCTGGCACAAATCAAAATAATTAAATTATGTCTAAAAAGCATGTTGTAGTATCCTTAAGTGGAGGAATGGACTCAAGCACACTATTACTTAGATGTCTAAAAGAGTATGACACTGTCACTGCTATTTCATTTGACTATGGTCAAAAACACAGAGTAGAGCTAGAGAGAGCTCAATCATTGGTAGATTATATCAGAGTAGAGTATGCTAAAAGATCTGATAAGTGGTCAACACCTATTAAGTACCGTCAAATTAAACTAGACGGATTAGTTGATCTATTAGATTCAGCTTTAGTAACAGGAGGTGAAGAAGTACCTGAAGGTCACTATGCAGAAGATAATATGAAAGCAACAGTTGTTCCTAACAGAAACAAAATATTTGCTTCTATTACTCAAGCAGTAGCTTTATCAGTTGCAAATCGTACAGGAGAAAATTGTGACATTGCAATGGGTATTCACGCAGGTGATCATGCAATTTATCCTGATTGTAGACAAGAATTTAGAGATGCAGATGATGCAGCCTTTAGAATTGGAAATTGGGAAGCAGAAAGAGTAGGATATTTTACACCTTATTTAGAAGGAGATAAATTTACTATCTTACAAGACGGAGAAGTATTATGTAAAGAGTTAGGATTAGATTTTGGTGAAGTTTACAAAAGAACTAATACATCTTATAAACCAATCAAAATTTACAGCAGACCAGAAACCAATGCATTTTCATGGTATTCAGATTATAAATCAGCTTCATCAGTTGAAAGAGTAGAAGCATTTATTAAATTAGGAAGACCTGACCCAGCTCCTTATGCAGACGAAACAGGACCAGTAACATGGGAACATGTAGTAACAGAAGTAACAAAAGTATTAGATAATCATAACTCATAAAATTATGAACGAAACAGTAAACAGTTTATTAGCAACAACAGGAACAACAACATTAGGATACTCAGGAACAATAAATGGTGGGACAGGGGTATTCTCATCACCAGGAGTAAGCATCTACGATAGTTCATCAAACTATTCATTATCAACAGCAATAACAAATTCAAATAACATGAGCAAGCAAGTAAAAGTAGCTGTATTCACAGTAGAAAGAAATGACAAAAATGAAGTAAAATCTTCTAAATTTGTAAAAGAATTTTGGGTAGAAGTTAAAAACGGAAGTTCAATTGTATTAGCAGCTTCTAAACAATTAGATAAAGACTTTGATCCAGATACAACTATAATTAGAGAAATTCACGCAGTAAGTTTCTAATAAAACCAAAGACCGTCAATAGTGACACGCACGGCAGCCGAAATGAAATAGCGCTCAATGATTAGGCAATGCGAACGATGAAGACCAGATACCTCACTGTGCGTAGGTAAGTATCAAAGCTGGTTGGCGGTCTTAACATAAAACACACCCCAGTAGATAGGTCCGCCAAGAAAGTCTTTAAACAACGTGGGAACTGCGGCTCTCCCAATGTGGTTGGAATGTTTTATAAAAGAATCGGTTAGTGTCAACGGGAAAGTTCCTGCTAGGGTTAACATGGACGATAAGTCTGGATGAGGGTTCGAATCCCTCACCGATTCCAAAATAAATTATTATTTATTACAAAACGGGGGTGCCTGGTTTTGACAGATTACAACTAATTAATACAATCAGCCAGAGAGATAACTGTAAACTAAGGTGAATTTAATTAAATGGCAAAAACACAAACGGTGTAGTATCTCAAGGAGACAACGCACAAATCAAAGCTAACATGAACACAGTATTCTCTTTATTGAGAAACGAAGTATTGGCAGCAGCCTAAATTACCCAAGATTTCTCTATTAGATTAAATAGAGTGGTGGTTTCGCTAACTTAACAGTTGGCCCCAGTTGAATGATACTCCAACTTTAAAACCGTATCAAATAAGCTGTATAAATTGTATTGACTAACGCAGTCTGGACGGGAGTTCGAATCTCCCCACCTCCACTAATTTTTTAACTCTAAATTAATCGTTATGGCAAAAACCAAACTAAATCGCACGGCAAAGCTAGCATTTTACAATGCTCGCGAGCGTAAAGACGACACAAATCGTTTAGCAGAAACTACAGGTTTCACAACTCGTTTCATCAATTATGTAAAAAAAGGTGAAAGAAAAGTAAATGATTCATTAGCTGATGCTATGTACACTCTCGCTCGAAGACGTGCGAAAAACAGCGCAGTATCTGCGAATTAATCAATCCAAATATGCCCCTCGCAAGAGGGGCTATATTAATTAAAATTATTAAAATATGGACGAATTTTTAGAGTTTCCAGAGTTAACAGATAATGAATTAGATCAAGTAATGACTGAATTTTTTGAATGGGATAGGCTGCAAGATTATGATTTTGTAAATGAATTTGATGATTTTATTTATGTTTCATTTGATGAAGTTTTAAATAATCCTAATGATGCTGAATTAGGTGCATTAATTAGGAAAAGATACATAGAAGCTCAAGATAAATTAAAAGAAAGTCCCTCATTGTAGGGACTTTTGATATTTATCACAAATAATGTCTATGAAAAATATGTTTTGCCAAGTAAGTTATATATTCATTAATTTAATAAAATATATTATGGCATTTAAAGACATTTTTAAAAAATCAAACGACTACAATGAAAAAACTGTAGTAGGCTTCATATCATTTGCAGTAATGACAATAGTGATGATTGTAGATCTTGTAACTGGGTTCATGGGTCAACACCTCCCACTAAATGAATATGTATTTAATGCCTTTATGTATATTACATTAGGATCATTCGGTATTGCCGGATTAGAAAAATTTGCATCAACAGATAAGCAAAAGGAGCAGGATGTTTAGTGAAGGTGGAATAGTAATGATTGCAGGAATCCTATTAGGATTAGGTGTAATAGGGGGGTCAGTTTATTATGTTAATAAAATGTTTGCCACACATACTCAGGAAATCCTAGTTCGTTTTATTTTATTAATATTTACCTCATTAGTTGCATTATTTATTGTTGATAAAGTAATTGCTTGGCAGGTTAAATTATTAAGTGATGAACAAAATTCTCAACTATTTGATTTAATTAAAACCTTGGTTCTTATGATTTTTTCTTATTACTTTGGAACTAAAGAAGGTGTAGAAACTAATGGAGACCCTAATAAAAAATAAATATAGATAAGCTATGAGTTTAAAAAGTTTACAAGCTAAAATAGGAGTAACAGCAGATGGAGTATTCGGTCCTGGTACAATGAAAAAAGCAATGGAGTTTTATAAATTAACTCCGGCTAGAGCAGCACACTTCTTTGCTCAAACAGCTCATGAAACAGGTGATTATAAATTATTTGTTGAAAACCTTAACTACTCTACTCAGGGACTTCAAAACATATTTAAAAAATACTTTCCAGGTAATCTAAGTGACTTATATGCTCGTAATCCTGAAAAGATAGCTAATAGAGTTTATGCCTCTAGAATGGGTAATGGTGATGAAAAATCAGGAGATGGGTGGAAATATAGAGGTAGAGGTGCTCTTCAATTAACTGGGAAAGATAATTATACTGCCTTTGCTAAATATTTACAAAAACCAGAAATTATGACTACTCCTGATTTAGTAGCTACAGAATATTCATTTGAATCAGCAATGTTCTTCTTTGATAAAAACAAATTATGGTCAATATGTGATCAAGGAATTAACGATGCTTCAATATTAGCTCTTACAAAAAGAATTAACGGTGGTACTCATGGATTAGAAGACCGACAAGAAAAAACTAAAAAATATTACCAATACATTAAATAAGTTGCTATAAGATGAAAACATCACTATTAATTACATTATCATTGACAACAGCATTAGCATTTATAGGTACATATTTTATGCATCTAACAGCAGACAATATAGATCAATTCCTAGCAGTAGGTTTAATTGTATTTATTGATGGTTTTTTTGGAGTATGGGCAGGAGTAAAAAGAGAAGGTTTTCAAACTTGTAAAGCAATTAAAGTATTAAAAACATTTGGTTTTTGGATGGTAATGTTAGCAGCTATCTTATCAATAGAAAAAGGATTTACTGGGACTTCTTGGTTAAGTGAAACAATTATAGCCCCTTTTATGATATTTCAGCTAATTTCTATATTAAAAAATGCTTCTATGGTAGGTATAGTTAAAAATGAATTAGTGACACAAATATTAGATAGATTAGATAAACATAAAGGAGATAGAGAAATAAATGGATAAAATTAAAAATTTTATATTAGGATTAGACTTTAAATCAATTTTAATAATAGGGTTAATTATATTAATACTGTTAATGAGAATGTGTTCTGGGGGAGATCAAAGTTCTCACCCAATAGTTAAAATAGATGGAAAAAAATATGAACTATTAAAACGTACTATTGATACTGTCACAGTTACAAAAACCAAAATAGAATACCGCCCAGGAAAAACAATTTTTAAAGATCCCCCAATCTATATAACACCACCAACACAAATAGATTCATTAGCTGTAGTTAAAGAATACTACTCTAAAATAGTATATAAAGATACTTTAAACTTAGATGAAGATGGAGGAACAATTGCTATAACTGATACAGTTTCTCAAAATAAAATTATAGGTAGATTATGGAGTGCTTCAATAAAACAAAAAACAATTCATGATGTCACTATTGTAAAAGAATTACCTAAAACACAAGTGTATATTGGTGGTACTGCTGGGTTTGATGAAGATAACATTGTAAATTTTGTAGGACCGTCATTACTGTTAAAAACAAAACAAGATCGTGTTTATTCTTTAGGAGTAGGATACGGAACAGATAAAAATGTTTCTATACAAGCTGGTATTTATTGGAAAATAAAATTAGGAAAATAAAATTAAAAAACTTTATTAATATAGGTTGGATTTCGTCCAACCTTTTATTATCTTTATAAAAAATAGTTTATGAAAAGAATAGAAGATTATAACAAAACACTTCCTGTTGTAGAGCTTTACACAGCAGTACAATCAGAAGGAAGTAGAGCAGGTTACCCAA